GAAACTGTAAGCCAAGAAGAACTTTGCTGCTCATATGCGCCCGATCACCAATACTGAACTTGATGTTTGGGTATTTCTTTCCACGGAATACGATGTCCATCAACACAACCATACGCTTTTTCTTACCAATTCCACTCTTTACAACCAAGCGACTGACAATCTTCTTTGTGATTCTCTTACCGTTTGGTAGGGTAAAGGTAACCGTATGATTGCCATTATCCTTAATTTCATCTGCATGAATCATGTTGTAGCCACTATTGCCTGTATCAATCTTGGCATGGTAGTCTCCACCTTCAATTGTAATATTCTCACGCACGGCTAGATTGGAGAATAACTTCCAATGCGTCTTGACAAGAATGTAATTGACGAAATCTTCTACAAGTTCTTCGCCCTTAACATTATTCTTGCCCTTACCATCCTCGTAATAGCGGTAGTAGATATTGCCGCTACCCGGACTTGCATTCATTTCAATGATGTATGGTTTGCCGTCATTGATTACATGATCGACTCCAACATAGTAGCACTTACTAACCCGAGCGGCTTCCTCTACCAACTTGATTTCTTCATCAGAAAGTTGGAATGCGCCACCCTTTGAACCACGAGCAATGTTTGTACGGAAATCCTTAGGAGCCTTGTCTCGCTTGGCACAGGCAAATATCTTGCCATTCAGACAGATGCTGCGAACATCGTTCTTGAAATCGGGCAAGAACTCTTGCATAATGATCTCTGCGCCATATTTCCACAAGGTTTGCAATACAGACTTCAGGCTCTCCATGCTTTCAATCTTGGAAACGCCGATGCCTTCAGCACCTGTGAGAGTCTTCACAATAACAGGGAACTTGCCACCAATCTCTTTAACAGCAGTTTCAATATTCTCTTCAGCCGCAACAAAAGCGGTGCGAGGATGTGGAAGATTATGCTTCTTTAGAGCAATAGCAGTTTCTAACTTATTTGCACAGAGTTCCATTCCTCCACGCTCATTAATCATGAATACGCCATTATTCTGCAAGATAGTCATAATAGCAACACCGATGTCGGTATTCATTACACCACCACGAACAATTGCTACAGTATCGCCAGGAACAATTGCTATATCTTTTCCTTCACCATCGTAGTTCTTAATTACAATCTTGTTGGCAATCACATTCGAAATATCAATTTGTGCTTTGGAAGTTTTAACAGCATAGAATTCAATCTTACGCCTTTTGCAGATTTCCTGCATCTTCTCAATAGTATCACTCAAGTCTTTATCTGATGAAGTAAGAGCAAGAATGGTAACCTTGTCCGTTGGATCATCCTTGGCTTCTGGAATATATTCTTCGTTGAGTGCCATGCCCTTTCGAACATCATTGTAAAGTTGTTTGGCTAGAGTCTTGTTACCAGGAATGCCGATAGCAAATATATCGAAACGCTTGGCGAATGCAGCAGCCCGCATGAGAGATGCCGACATATACATTGGATCGACTGTCTTGCCTTTCTTTAGCATCTTATCAATGTCTGCGAGAGTAATCTTCTCTACGCGCTCTTCTCCTGCCTGAACAACATTGAAAGTATCAAAGGAATACTTGCGCTTCTTAGGATCTTTCTCTGCAATCTTACCCTTGTAGTTCACAATGCTTTTGAAGTTTTCAACCTGATCACTTCCTGCAATCATGGTGATATCGGTGTATCCCAAGTCGCACAGATACAGAACAGCCTCGTATGGGTTTACTGCTTTGTTCAGCGGAAAGTTGCCCTGTGGGAACAACTTACGAAGATAGGATACCTTTTGTGTGTGCGTGAGTGGATTCTTTTTTGGCTCTTGTGACTTAGAAACAAAGATAAAGTGATCTGCTCCGCGAGAACTTGCCTCATCGATAACCTTCTTTACAAGAACTCCATGACCTGTGGTGGGCGGGTTCATGCGACCATATGCAAAGACTACAGACTTCTTTGCGGGTTTCTTACTTTTTGTTGCTTCTAAAAAGGTCTTCATAACTTCCAATCCTTGGCTAGGTTAAAGTTTGCCTGTGCGAACTCAATACGATCTACCAATTTAATCATCTGACAGGTATCACCACAAACAGCAACAAAGCCTTCAGGATTCGTTGCCTTGATACCAGTAGTTGTAGGTAGGTAAGTTCCAATAGTCTTGACTTCGGAAAGTCTTTTGATGATTATGAGTTTTGCCTCGCTAATAAGAGAGTGCAGTTGAAACATCTGATCGAATTGAGAAGCATAGGCATCAATAAACTTTAATGCATCTATCTTCGCCTTTTGCTTCAGTTCTTGATTCTTTGCTTGCTTTAGTTTAGCAATTGCCAAGTCATATTTTGAAGCGATATGCGTTTTCAATTTAGAGGAATCGTACTTTGAAATTCCTGCTCTGACACCTGAATTTATAAAAGGTGTTAGTTCATCAAAGATATCAGTCTTATGCGACTTGAATACGATCTTGATGAATGACTTGGTCTTGGGAGCCAAAGGTTTCATTAATTTAAGAAGTGCCGTTATTTGTGAAGAATCGCTTGCAGTAATGAATGTCTTACCTGTTGGAGGCGAAGGAAGAGTGGCTGAAGAAAACCATACATTCGTTGTCTGCTTAAATCCATCCAAAGAAGCAAGCGTTCCTTTATTCATTCCCTGCAAGGTATCAGACTTGCCTGTATATACCGTATGGAACACAATTCCTAACTTAGCAGCACCTATCTTTTTGCCTAGAGGTGAACCAACAGGAACTGCATAGAGGATAGTATTCGGACGGAATACAAAGTTCTTAACTCCATCAATATCCATCTCTTTTCTAGAGTTGGTGCTAAACATCAGATCGCCTTGGTAGACTCCCGTGGAAGGAAGTACCGAAGGTAAATATTCCAAGCAAAGGGTGAGTTTGCTTAGTAGGTCAGCATTATCGCCGTGATTGGTCTTAATATCTTTTGCTGTAAAGTTTATCTTTGGATTCTTGGAGGTCGTTGCGTGTTTTAGCGCAACAAAGAACTCATTGTTTGATGGGTGTTTACCTGCCACGATAGCAGGTGCGCCATCCCATTTTGTCGTAATGACCATTTTGGCGGTTGGGGTACTGCTAGCCAAGGACTTGGCAATATTGGTCATTAGCAACATGGAATTGGATATACCATTATCCAAATCTTTTAACATCAAATCTTCAATATGCTCAAGGTGTTGAGTCTCCACCGCCTCGTTCATGGGGCAGACTCGTTGTGGTTGGGTAATCAGACTCGAAAAGTTGACTATCATCACGGTATTTAGTCTTCAGCAAACCTCAATTCTAAAGAAACAACCCCCGTATAAGGGGGGTTGTCATGCCAAAGGCGCGATCTTTGGGGTCAGCGACCCATCGTGGTAAGGTTATACCAATTCGATTTCAGGCTGCATATTATCAAAAAGGCTAGATTCGACTTCTTGACGATCACGATATACTCCAAGGACACTTTCCTTCATAACAAGGAATAAGTATTTGTCTTCGTGCTGTGTGGCGTGTTCCCAATATTGGCAAATGACTTCTTCGTTATGAGTCAAAGGAAAGGCATCAGGCTTACGCGCCCATGAGAACGAGCGTCCATCGCCCATTACAGGACTATCAGAGAACTGACTATCTCCAATAGCGTAAATCTTGCCAACAAGGACAGGAAGTCGAGAGCCGATTCGGCTATCAACATTTCCATCGACATGAGATTCAAAGACTTCCTTGGTGGTTTCAACGATGATGTAATTTGTGTTCGGAATCAGCATAATAATCTCCCTAAAAAGTTAATAGTGTAAGTAGTTGCGAGTAGGACGATCAGGAATCGAACCTGTGCCGAAGAGGTATAAACTCATCTGGGCCAACCAAAGACCCCCTCGTCCCATGTGTTACAATCTCTTGTATGTCTTGATGCTTTTTGTTAACACCTTATGTATCGGTTCAAATTCTTGCGTTGCTTCAGGCCCCATATAGTATCGTCCGCACTTTAGATTGGTACATTGAAATACAGTAGAGTTGTAAACAACTGTAGCCTTTACTAATGGCTCTGAGCGAACTTCTTCATTTCCACCTATCATAAAAGTATGATCTCTTTGTGTCTTATATGTGGCACATCCACACTCAACACAAGTCGGACATTTCTCATTACGAAAATCGTATTGTGGACTTCTTACTTGAGCAATGCCCCTTATGATTGATATCAAGATAGTTCGAACGCTGACGATCTTCATCATTACCCAATCGATAATTGAGTTCTTCAGCGAGATGACCCAACTGAATATTGTTGTTAATGGAGAGTTCATTGAGGAGTTGCTTTGCTTTCTCTTGTGCTTCCTCTACCGAACAAGCATCAAATGGAATGTCGATGTGTAATCTGTACATGAATGGTAGTATATCACGAAGCAAGTTGTTGTCAAGAGGTCAATCCTCTGCAATTGCCACTTCACTTAAATTATGTCTGTTTGAGATAATATATGTGGGTGGGCCTTTTCTCCATACAATTGGAGTATATTTTGGATAAAAAATCTTCCAGTTGTAGTCTTTGATTTGCATATGTGGCAATAAATCGGCATCATGTGCAATAACATATTCTGCATGATCTACAAGTTTTTTTACAGAGTAAAATCTAGATGTATCTCCAGATGCATCATATCCTTGATCAACAAGAACAACCCCCCATTCAACTTTTGTAAATTCATGTATTGCTACAAACCATTTGTCTTTATCTATTACTTTGAATACATGGTTATCATTAGCCATATGAGTGAACCTATTTGTCCATTCGTAATTATCATCAACAGAAACTAATTTTCTGCCTGTCCCTTCAAGTAGTTTATGTAGTAGTTCCGTGCTATAATCACCACAACCCAATTCCAATACATCTCCAGTTGTATTTTCTACTGCCCAAATCAAGGCGGTCTGATGTGAAGCCCCTGCTTCGGTTTCGTGCTGTAATGAAATGCCGTTATAATTCTTCATTGTATTCAATCCTTTTTATATTTATACGATCAAGACCAATTCTCGAACTTTCTCTTGGAAAATTTCTCATCTGAACGCTGACGAAAAGTTTTAAAACTATTGCCGCCTTCAGGTACTTCTACTTTTTCTTCATCGCCCTTTCCACCCATTCGTGAAATACCCTTTTGTGCCTGTGCATCAAGATCAAACAACTTCATCTTGCTTCGATCTACACCCACAACAAAGCGGCGGTATGCAGATGGATCACCATAACGATTTTTCAATTGTTTGACCATGAGTTGCCCTAATTCCTCAAGTTCTTCGGTGGAGATTAGAGCAATCATAAAGTCTGCTGTTGCAGGAAGACCGAATGACTCACTTGTATTTGTTAGTTCGACATCACTATTAGAAAACCCCTCACGATTTGTCTGTGTAGCGGTGAAGATTGGAACATCATACTTGACTGCCATGCCACGAAGTTCTTCTGCAATCGCCTTGACATAAGTGTACGAGTTGACATTAGCGTTTGCCTTGAAGCGACTAGATGCACAAATGTTCAGGTAATCGATAAACACAATGTCTGGCTTGAAGTTCTTCTTCAGTCGCAGTTCATCTAAGAGGGCTTCAAAGTGCATTGCATTTGCAGTAGCAGTTGGATATTCCTTGATGATTAACTTAGAAGAGGTAGAGGACATGATACGCTGCATCTTGCGGCTGTAGATATCCTTAGGCAATTTCTTCAAATCATCAAGTGAGATGTCCATGAGGTTAGCATCAATGCGTTCTGCAATACGCTCCTCTGCCATTTCGCAAGTGATGTAGAGGACATTGTTTCCTGTGATGAGGCAGTTGGCAGCATGATGACACATGAACAGACTCTTACCCACGCCCGTACCTGCGAGGATCACATTCAGAGTCTTGCTCGGAACACCACCCTGTGTAATTTTGTTCATGTACTCCAAGTCAAACGGCATCTTGCGTTCGACCTTATGGTAGAAGTCAAACCGCTCATTGTGGTCTTCGATAAAGTCATGTCCAATGTGTGTATCAAAGGAGACTGCCAATGCATCTGTTAGTATTTCGGGAATGGCATTCTGTGTCTTTGTACCCTTACCATCGATGATCTGAATCGATTCCATGATGGCATTGTAGACAGCCTTGTCACGGCAGAACTTCTCAGTAGCATCGACTAACCATTTGGTATCAGGTTTATCGAAGGAGATAAGTTCATCTAGCAATTTCTTTCCTTGCTTGAACTCCTCCTCAGATGTTCCCTCTCGATTGGAGAGATCAATTGTAATGGTCTCAATCGTAGGAGTCTTGTTGTACTTCAGGATAAACCCTGCAATGGTTTCGTAGACCACACGCTCGGTGCGATCCATAAAGTATTCGGGCTTTAGAAAAGGCAAAGTCCTCCGTGCGTATTCTTCATCATGAATAAGCGAACGGAGGACTAAGGTTTCAATACGGTCATTTGGCATTCAGGATATTATAACAGAAAATCCTTTATAGTCAAGCGGAGATAATATATTATTTTCTGCTTTCAAAGAAGGAATCTACAGTTTTACCAACATAATCAAGTTGCTCGTCAGTAATGACTGGACTTACGCCCAAGAAGAAGGTATCTGTTGTTACCTTTGTTGCAACAGGAAATTGCTTCTTTGCATCAATATGAGGTGCTACTTCAGAATAGCCAGGTTGTAACAAAATGTTACCTGCAAAATAATTTCTTGTCTGAATTTTACTGTTCTCCAAGAACATAGTTAAATCTTTGCGCTTAAATGGTGCATCATCACGAACGGTTAATGGGAATGCAAACCAAGACGGATTTGTCTTTGCATTTGCGCGTGGCATATGGAAATAATTCTCATACTTTGCAAATACATCAAACAGACGAGCATAATTGTGTTTACGGATAGCAATAATCTCATCTAATTTTTCAAGTTGAACAAGACCTATAGCAGCCTGTAGATCTAGGGGCTTTAGATTATATCCAATTTCCTCATAAACAAATTTGTGGTCAAACACTTCATCGGGAAGACTTGGCAACCAATTACTAAACCTCTTCTTGCACATCCCATTCTTTAGACAAGACGCAGCAGCACCATAACAGTAGCAGCCTCTTCCCCATTCGCGTAAACTCTTCACTACGATATTCTGTTCCTCTGTTTGGCAAGCAACAAATCCACCCTCGCCTAGAGTGATGTGATGAGCGGGATAAAATGAGCAAGATGCAAATGTACCAAAACTACCAAGCAACTTGCCATCGTAAGTAGTTCCAAGTGCATCACAACAATCTTCAAGAAGAATCAAATCGTAACGCTTTACGATATCCATAATTTGATCCATATTTGGACAATTGCCTAATACATGGGCAAATATAAGAGCCTTTGCTCCCTGCTTTGCGGCTTCCTCTACTTGATCTACATTTAGATTCAAAGTATCCAACTCAATATCAACAAATACCGGCTCAAACCCATTTTGAATGATGGGATTGATTGTGGTTGGAAACCCCGCTACGGGTGTAATGATTTTTGTTCCTGGCTTGAATCCAAATAGTCTTTTGGACTTTAAAGCAGATACCATAAGAAGATTTGCACTTGATCCACTATTTACAAGCGCACCGTGATCCTTGCCAAGGCGGCTTCGAAAGTTTCGTTCAAATCTAAATCCATTCTCACCAAGAGCAAGCCATCCTCCAAGTAGACAATCAATAGCAGCAACATACTCATCTTCTGTAAAGTAGTTTCCTGCATACTGTACCCAACTCTCGCCAGGTATCCACTTCTTCTTGTTTGCTGTTAAGCGATCCTTAACAAGTTCCTGTAGTTGCTTGTTCTTATTGTCAATACTGATGTCCATCATGTTGGTTGCTCCATTCCAATAAAGGTCTTGATATTGTAATACGCAGGGTTGTCCATGTCACCAAAAATCTCTCTATTATCTAATAAATCTTGGACAATCTGCTTCACCCCACAGGTAGGTGAGAATCCTAAAACCGTCTTTGCTTTATCACAATTAACCTTATAGTTGCGAACATCCTTAACATTATTGTTAATAATTTTTAAATTTGTTTTTGTGGTGGCTTCTATTGTATTTTTTACAATATCAGCAATCTGTCCAATAGTGCAGTTATCCGAAGCAACATTGAAAACACCAGAGATCGTAGGATCACATTCAATTGCTCGGATGTAAGCAGAAACACAATCCCTGATGGACAAGATGGGTCTCCAAATTGCAGGATTACTCATGGTAATTGTTCCCGTAGACATTGCAGTCTTGAACATAGCATTGACCACTAGGTCAAATCGCATACGAGGACTTACTCCCGATACTGTACCTTTTCTAAAAGCAATTACTGAGAATGAATCATCTGCCAATTGCAGTACTGACTTCTCTCCCTGTAACTTAGAGATACCATATGGATAGACTGCTGTAGTAGGGCCAGTCTCATCATAAAACTGATCAACTGCATATCCATAAACAGAGCAACTACTAGCATATACCATACGCTTCACTCCTGCTTTCTTTGCAATATAAGCAAGGTAAGCAGGGCTAGCGGAGTTAGAAATAAAGTTCTTCGCTGGCGAATAGTCAGCCATAGGATCGTTGGAAAGTCCAGCAACAAAGACAACCGAATCAAATCCCTCAAGATCTTTCTGCGTTAGGTCAAACACATCAGCAACCTTTGCCTTCTCTTTCAGTACTTGCGGTAGATTATTACCAAACCACATAAGATCTACTACACGAACATCATATCCGCGTTCATGTAGTTTAGTTGAAAGTAGAGTTCCAATGTATCCCGCACCGCCTACAATCATAACTTTATTCATTTTAATTATCCTTTTCTTGTTCTAGATTTTTTGTTGTTACCTTTACTTTACCCCAAAAAATATAATTCCATATTCTTTCGTAAAAGTAGTAAATAAACAGACCTGTTATGTTCATATAGATTGCGTTAGTCAAGGGTTTATCTGTTAAAGCAGAAGTCAAAATAGCAAAACTGTTTGCGGTTGCGATTACCCTCCACAATATTGATTTTGTCCAACTTCTTGTTTTTGTTTCACGATACATTTTGTATTTTTCTTTCCATAATATAATTTACTATTCGATCTACTGCATCATATGTATTGATAGAAGGAGCGTATCCATACGATAATAACTTGATATTGTCTAAATGCATATCTTTGCTCTGAACTACCTTATGAAAATCCGGAGGTTCCACGCTAATAATCTTGCCATTACCTCCCATGCGTTTTTGAGCGTAACGAACAAGTTCTCCTATGGTATGAGGATCTGAATTACTGATATTAATGGTTTCTCCGATTGAAGCATTTTCAATGCATTTCATAATAGCCCGACAAGCATCTATGATATGCATAAAATCTCGCATATCCGATCCATCATTGTATAATTTTACTTCTTTGTTATCGAATAAAGTTTCAATCAAATACTGCAAGGCATTTCTTTTGATTGATACTTCTGTTGCATTTTCTCCAATGATATTAGTCAAACGAAGAATACGATACTTCATCTTAAAGGTATCACAGTATGATACCAACAATCTTTCTGCTGCATATTTTGTGATTGAGTAGAATCCTTCAGGATGACATTCATCTGTTTCCATGACAGGAAACTTATTCTTTTTTCCATATACAAACCAAGAACTAATAAAGTTAAATGTGCAGGTTCTACTACTATTTTTACAAGCCTCTAATACATCAATCAACTTGGTTAAATTGGTATCAATGTCTAGGTGTGGATTATCAAATACATGGTAGTTGTGGTTTGTACTGATAAAATATAGCACCTCATCGGACATTGGTGTATTTTGATCTCTTGGTATCTGTATTGTTTGTGATGGAAACGCCGATAGAAAGGAACTTCCAATAAAGCCTGATCCCCCATAGACTGATATTTTATTATTGTTGTTCATAACAGTTTTCAAAGTTTCTGTATGTTGCTTCTATACCAAGTTTCGCCAGGATAGAAATTAGGTGTCTCCATTCCTGGTATTGTTTTTTGTGCAAACCCTCTAGAAATTCCACACCCATCATTTGTACCAGTTGGATCAGGTTCCATCTTGCTTTCCATAAACTCACGATTGAATGCACTATACTTACTATTGCTGTGGGTTCTTGTATTTTTACCAGGAAGACACGCATCATCAGTATTGTATGGCATCTTATTGGTGCCATAATTACGCATATGTTTATTGTGAAGATTTTGATATCTCCACATCCAATCATAATCTTCTTCTCCGAATCCAACAAGCCTCTCATCAAAAAATCCAATTTTTTCTACATCTATAAGGTCTTTTCGATACATACAAAAATGTCCCCAATGAGTATTGATTCTAAATGATTCGTCACCTAATTGGTGATTGTGTGCCAACATATTTTCAAAATCATCAAAAAATCCATCAAGAACAATTACATCATCGCTTAATACAAGCACATATTCCCCACTTGTATAGTTGATTGAGTTGTTCCACATGAACGCACACCCACGCACGATGGGAGACATCAACAGAAAGGTATTCGAAAAATACGATGCGTACTGAAGCATCTCTCTACGATAGTTTTCGTCAAACTTTTCTTTGTGCTGTCCGTTGACAAAAACAACCTTCTCTACATTAGGTCTTTGTTTGTGTACTCTTGCCAAGAGGGGTTTGAAGTATGGTTCAAACCGATGGACATAAGTTTGGATGGTAATGCTATATGAGGGAATCTTCATAATGTATGCTCTTCTTTTAACAAAGCCTTGTATGTTTCGCGGATGCCTGTTCGTAATCCTATGGTATTTATTGGTAGAGATTCGCCATCCCCACAATAAACTCCCAACTTTCCAACTTCTTCTACTATAATTGGAACTTTATGTGTTCCTAACTCATTGATCATAGCCGCGATATTAGTGAGGGTATATTTGTCGGCATATGAGCAATTTACTTCTTTAGAGGGGCTATCTGTCATAAGATAGTGATCAACCAAAGAAACCAAGTCTTTCATATAGAAGAAATCCATCAATCTATTTGAATGTATCAGCATTGGCTCCTTTCTCAAATACCGTATTAAGTTTCCCTTAATGAAACGGGTATTCAATTCGTTTTCATCAAACACCGCAAATATGCGTAAGTTGTACCAGTTGGCTGTTGCCTGTATAGAGTCCGCAATAATTCGTTTACTTATACCATATGGAGTATCGGGAGCAAATGTTTCGGCACCGGAACCAAAGGTTATAAATCTTCCAAAACTATTTCTGTTAGCCAATAAGTTGTAGTGCATCAGAAGGTTCTGTCTTATCACTCGTTCATCCTCTGTCTGTAGACGGCTTCCTCCTACTATTGCCGTATGAATAACCACATCAAACCATTTACCTTGAAACCACTTTTTGACTTCTACTGAATCAGTAAGATCAAAATTCAATCTAGTGATATTGGTAATGTCGTGTGATGAATTCAACCCTCGGTTTAGACTTGAAGCAATGTAACCATTACCACCTGTAATTAATACCTTCATGGCAAATATCTCCCAATTAGTTTGATCATGCCCACATGAGTATTTGATACGGTGGAATTACTGATCATAATTAATTTACCCGTATAGTAGTGCGAAAAAAGTTGTTTCAAAATTGGAAGTTTATTTGGTATACCTCCAACCAAACGAATCTTGGTCTTTGTTGGCAAAATCAGATGAGATGCATACTGCAATACAAAACACCGAAGAATAGATCCCAATAGATTTGTAAGCGTGAATCCTTCTTCAAGAATACCTTGAATGGAGCCGCCACCTAAAAAGTCTTTGGCTTGCGGAAACACATTCAGATCCACAGTCAGATTGCTATCGTAGACTTGCTGTTCTGTGATTCTATCCAACTGCTCAAAGAAATCAACACCAAATGCAGCAAAGAATTTTTCAAACACTAGAAAGGCTCTTCCTGCGGGAAAAAATTTAACAATATTGATGCCCGATTCGGTTCTGTGTATTACTTGTGACCCAGTACCAATGTTAATTACATACTCATCTTCCTGTAGATCCAATGATTCAACTACGCAGTTTGTATCACCAAGAGGACTATAAACCACCACCCCCTTCACAAAACCAATAGGTAGAAGTCTATCAACATCACCCCCATGATGACAATGCAGATGATAGGTTGGTTCATCTGCAAATAATCCGCCTATCAGACAATACTTCTTTGGAGCAGCAACGATGGATTTCCAAGAATAGTATGTGTCGCCAATCCATCCTCCCCCAAGAATACTGCACACCACGATTGCTTCGACAGGAAGATGCTGTTCAACAATCTCTTCAAGAATCCGAAACAAATCACACTTGGAAATGATATTGCTTCCCTGAAATGGAGATACCGTAGATACCATGTTTCCATGCTTATCATCAGAACTGTCATAGATCATCGTCTTTATAAACGATGCTCCAAAATCAATCAGCAAGTATCGCATTTACTCTATCCTTGACATCATCATTTATTGCACTTCTAACAAACACCGTTTCGCCTACAGATGGAGTCACTACAAATGTGATCATCCCATTTGAGATCTTTTTATCGGTCTTCAAGGCGCGAATCAAGGCATCAATATCAATCCTCTTTAATCGTTTTAAAGAAGTAAACCTCTCAACCACATCCGTTATCAGCGAGGAGTTTGTGAATAGGCGATTGATCAACTCTATTCCTAGCAACACGGCTTCTCCGTGAGGGATCTCATAGTTCATCACAGACTCAATTGCGTGACCAAACGAATGCCCATAGTTCAGAGATTTCCTCTCTCGGATTTCAAACTCATCCACTTCGACTATGGCTTTCTTGATTGAAAGTGAGTGGTATATGGTAGTTTCAATATCAAACGCATCAAAGTTATTGATGTAGTAACTGCCGCCGGTAATAAACAACTTAGCGATTTCGCCATAGCCAGAAATCATATCGCGTTCCGACAGAGTTTTTAAGAAAGAGACATCAATCACGACTTTCTTTGGTGCGGAGAAGAGAGCCAACTGATTCTTATAGTTCTTGAAATTCAATGCCGTCTTTCCACCAATACAACTGTCGGATTGAGAAAGCAAGGTAGTAGGTACATATACCCATTCAATACCTCTCTTGAATGTCTTTGCGGTATATGCTCCTATGTCCTGCACAATACCACCACCGATGACAATCAAAGTTTGACCTCTATCAAACTCATACTGCAACAACTGTTCACATACACGCAGAACCGTGTCTATATTCTTGTTTTCTTCAATGGCTTCCACCTCTATCAACTTGTGATGAGAGATGCCATAGAGTTCCCTTACGCGCTTGTCAACTAAAACAACTTGGTTATTGGTGAACTTGTTTTCAAACGGCTCAAACACTACTTTGTAATCCGTAGGATGAGAACGGATTGTCAGTTCATTTGAACGCTCGGTTTCTAATGCAAATGTTGTTCCATCAATAACAAATGTATTAGTCATGTCATGCTCCCTTTAGCGAATAGCCACCATCAACTATTAGGTTTTGACCCGTAATTGCTGTGTTGATGGACAGCAAGTATACGCACAAAGACGCAATCTGGTCTGCATCTACCAATCCCAACGGGATAGTAGAGTTAAGATAACGAATCCTATCCTCTGTGTTGTTCTTTCTTGTCATAGGAGTATCAACAAATCCAGGAGACACCATGTTTACCTTGATCTGCTGCTTTGCTTTTTCCAAGGCTATTGTCTTTACTGCTGCATATAGAGCGTGTTTGGACATGGCATACTGAATGCGTTCTTCTTTTGTTTCTGTTGCGTACAGAGATCCAATAGCAACTATGCTGCTACGCGGGGCAAATCGCAGTTTAGAGCAAAGCGATACAAAACTCATGGTGTTTATTGCAAATAGGCGAGAGAATGAATCAAGATCCATCTCGTCATGCTTTGATAGTAGATTGATACCAGCACAATGAACAAGCCCATTTACCTCTGGATATAATGAACAATCAAAATTGTTTCCTAAATCTAGTTCTGTCGAAGAGGGAGCAATTACTTCCATTCCATTACGCTCAAATGCTGTGCGTATTACTGTTCCTATTCCACCTTTTCCACCTGTCAAAAATACTCGCATAAAACCTCCCAATGAGTTAGAAGGTATCAGAAATGTACATATCTGTCAAGGTGCCGGGAATAATTTTTCCATCCTTGTCTATACCCTTGTGAACTACCTTTGGTTCGTGTCTCTCTTTGGGATGCGTGAAAACCTCCACAAAACAAGGGCCGTCCATTTCCATCATGCCTAATAGAACTTTTTCAATTTCATCATTAGACCGAATACTCATATATGGTAGTCCAAAAGCAGTTGCTACCTTTTCATAACAAGGAATTGTAACTCCGGTTGTTTTGCTACTTGCAAATTCAGCCCCATTGAAGAACGATTCCTGTGTAAGTTTTATCGATAGATAACCATCGTTGTTCACAACCAGTATCTTCAAAGGAAGATTATATCCAACAACTGTTTCCAATTCTTGGAGATTCATCATTAAACTCCCATCCCCCTCTACACAGATTACTGGCTGCTTTTTGTTAGCCATACAAGCACCTATTGCAGCGGGTAACCCATAACCCATGCTGGCACACCCTACATTTGTGAAGAGTCTTTGTCCTTTATTGAGGCAATATGTCTGCAAAGTGACTACATGGGCGGTTCCATTGCTTGTGACTATGGGAGTTGATCCAAAGATTTTTGGTGCCTTGTTCATTAGATAGTATAAACTAGCGTACTCTTTCAACCCCTCATGCTTGGGATAGAAATATCTCTGTTGCTTCCGTAGTTCCAATACATGACTCTGCCATTCCGAAATGTTCAAAGTCAAGTTACTACCATCAAAAAGATCAAACAGATTCGATAAATTTCCGACTATAGGAAGATCAATCTTAAACTTATGCTTGTTTATTTCATTTGGATCTATGTCAACAATAACTTTTTTAGAAAGCGGTGAAAACTCTGCTACATTATAGCCCGTCATCTTAACAGGCAATCGTGTTCCCAATCCAATCAACAGATCTGCTTCTTGGACAATTTGATTTGATGTCATCTGACCAAGAATGCCGATTCTTCCACAGTAGTTTGGAAGAGTGTTGTCAACTACATCAACACCCGAATGCGGGCCAGTAACCACAGGTATACCGGTTGCAGTTAAGAATGAATTGAGTTTGTCATAACAACCTGACAATCGCACCCCATTGCCAGCAATAATCAAGGGCTTACTTGAGGACTGCAACAAAGAAACAAGTTGTTCGACTTGTTCTCTGTTGATAGTTGATGAAGGCAAATCGTAGGTTGAGATATGACATTCATCAGGATTAATATTTGCACCTTGTACATCCAAAGGAATGTCGATCCAAACCGGACCAGGTCTTCCTTCTAATGCAATCCGATATGCCTTTTCAAGTTCGGAAAGTATGTCTAGTGGATCGTTAACCATCACAGCATACTTTGTCATTGACTTCACAATGCCAACAATGTCAAATTCCTGATCGCCTATTTGCCTACATCCAGTTCCCGCCGACAATTGGCTGCGAGGAACTTGCCCTGAAATAATAATAGACGGGATGCTATCTAACCATAGTCCCAATAATCCTGTTATGGCATTTGTACCACCCGGACCTGTAGTTACCACACTTGCAGCCATTCGATTTGCTTGTCGATAGTATCCTTCGCTTGCCATCAAAGCGGATTGCTCATGGTGAGGACACACAACCTGCATTTTGGATCGCCGCAACGCATCGATAAGATGAATACATCCACCACCCGATACGGTAAAAGTGGTGTCTATTCCCTTATTTTCTAGGAACTTGATGACAATATCAGCAACCTTCATATTATGAAATGTCGTTCTTGGTTAGAGGAGAATCCTTCTTGAGATCTCGAATCAATATAAAGTCGCCGTCAAAATACTGACGAGAAGTGATATGCCCAATCTCCCTTTGATAAGGAATTGCACTATAGAGATGGTCAAGCGTGATTTTAGTACCCTTCTTCAAGTCTTCCTTGAGATATAAACCACGATATAGAGCCTCCAAATAATTGGTCTCCTTATCATCTATCACTCTTCTCATCGTAGTAGAAGTACCACACATGATCTTTGCGCGATTAAAAGTCTTGAACCACTCATCAACTTGATACGGTAATGAACAATACTTGGAAACTTCCTTTTGTTCGTGGTCGGGAGGATATGGAATGTCAATATGACGCTCCCAAGTTCGTACACCCTTTGCATAGGAAATGTACATAGATGAGTGCCAATCATGGTACTCATGCGTAGATAAACCAATTGTTAGATCGGGATACTTCTCTTTCAAGTAATCAATTTGATCCAACTCTAGTTCATTATCTTCGCTAGGGTATTTTGACACGCAATGGTTTATGGCGATGGATATTTTTCTATTAGTAAAGAATGTTACGACATCATCTATCTGCTTATCGTTTGCGCCACCAGTAGAGAGGATAACTGGTTTCTTTGTATCTGCAATCTTGTTGAGTAGAATCCAATCATTGATATCGGAACTTGCAACTTTGATGATTGGTAGATTCATCTCTACACACCAGTCAACGGACTTCTCGTCAAATGGAGTAGACATCGGAATACAGTTGTGCTTCTTGATGTAGCCAACCAATTCTTTCATCTCATTATAGGTCAATTTTGTCTTGGATGTCTTTTGAATATATCTACTGCGCTTTGACAAAGTAGACAGATCAACGCCACTTCCATCGGTTTGGAAGTCCTTGTGGACAAATGAATCTATATCTCTGAACTGCAACTTGATTGCAGCCTTCACTTTATTGTCCCGAACAACCTTGGCAAATTCTCGGACAATTTGCTTGCCTCGTTCAAGAGAACCCCAATGATTGTTTGCCAATTCCAAGACGAATAGATTGTCAAATACTTTACTTTTCATCTCTTCTTTTCTGCAAAAATTGCTTTCATTGGAGGAGCGTGTACTAGATCGATTACTGCTATGATTTCATAGTTTAGGTCATTAAACCGCTGCACAAATGCATCATATAGTGCAGTTGAATGGGTTTCAAGTGCATAATGATCAATAGAGCAAAATTCTTCATCAGATAGTTCTAAAAATACTTGTTCTGCACCTTCAATATCACATTTAATTGCTTTGGGAGCGTACTTTTTCATTATGCTCCTGATGTCTTCTACTGTATGTACAGCCATACATTCGGGAAATACTGCCATCTTTGGGGTAATATTAGTGGTATACCAATCGATTTCTGCCGAATCTATATCAAATGCGTGTACCTCGGTGGCTCCCTGTTGAATCAAATACTCTGGTGTCGTAGGCCAATTTGGATCCCGATACTCGACAGTTTCCCATCTGCCACATCCTAAATCTAATGAAATTCGTCCTTTGCAATTAATGTATTTCCAATGTAATGATGGATTTTCGGAATTTGTTTGTTCTGTAATCATATTATGCATTCCCCTGTAATGTAGATTTATGAATATTCATTCCCCAATCGTTCAGATTAGGGATGTTGTGTTTAGTTACGCTCTCTTGGATAAACTGAAACTTGTAGTCTTTTGATGGATCTTGATCGGAGTATATATTTTGTCTCACGCGCAAGGGGAATGCAAAAGAAACACATTTCCAATTAAAATCGTTTACAGACCTATCGTACTCCTTGTAGTCGATCACATCAGCATTGAATTTCACTCGGTTCACATAATCAAAGACCTTCCAATAGTACTGCTTGACTGCGACTGTTTTCTTATCTAGCCATTGTAGGTGTGCCACAAACAAATGAGGCAAATTTATATTTTTTTGGGTTGATGGAAGTGGCAAATGCTCTGCGTGATTTTGCTTGTTCTTAAACTGAATATGGGTTCCATATGATGCAATTCTATCAACCCAATGTACTTCCCACTTACCATCAACTCGGATTTGGTTCTTGTCTGTGTACTGAATCCAATGAGTATAGAACATTGTGTCTACATTGTCTTGCATTATGGACTTTAGTTGTTCCTTTGTAACTTGCCCATCAAGATATTCATCTGTGTCAAGACAAATGATTTTACCAGAATGTTTATATGCTTCATCAAAAAGTCTTTGTCTGACATTTGATTCTACAGTCAACTCATCATTGGATCTGTCTGTCTTGAGAACTGAAAGAATGTTATACTTGCTAGCATTCTCCATCAAGAATTCATAAGTTCCATCGGTCGAACAATCATCCATAAACACAAACCCATCGGCATATCTTTGCCAAATGGGAAGCATTTCTTTCAATAGGAATAGTTCATTCCTAGTAAGTGTTACTTGAACAATCATATCCTTTTTTGGCGCAAGTATTCCATCAAATCCATTTGCTTGCCTTGTTTGATAGGTTGTACGATCAACGCTTC